ACAAAAGACCGAAGAAGGTAATTTGTTTACCAAGGGACTAGCCGACGATGACATCAAAGTTGGAGAAAAAATTCCTGGAACCAACGCAATCAAGAAAAAAGACATTGATGAAAGCATTTTTGCTCTCACCAACCAATGGCAAGCATACAAAGGATAAAGACATGAGTTCAAACAACATGATGAGACCCTACAGTGAAGTGGCAGCAGAAATTTCTCAGCGCAATGCCAACAATTATGTGCCACCTGCTGTGCCGTCAGTAAAACAAACACCTGTGGAAATTCCAGGTGTGATGTATCAAGCACGAGAACTGTTTCAACCCGTAGTCTCCAAACCTGAAGGTGGCAAATAATGGCTGTTCAAGTGGTCAATGCAGTGAGCAATGTGGCCTGGACCACAGACAAAGTACAAATTGCTACTACCAATGCCAATGTGACTTTTCAAGTTAGTTTGACTCAAACAACTTATCAACTGTCCAATGGCAATCCAGCCAACACCAGCATGCCCACAGGCAATGTGTACGCCAACGCCATTGTGGTGCCTGGTAATTCAGTGCAAGAATATTATGTTGGGTCTGGAAACTATCTAAACATTGTGACAGGCACTGGATTTACTGCCATGGCACTGGGCACAGATTCATCTGCAACGTCCGGCGTTTACGGATCAACTTCAACCTGATCATGAGAGCCACTGAGTTTGTGACTGAAGACAAGGTTGGCAAAATCACCAAGCGCAATAGATATGCCACTGTGGGACTACATACCTTCAAAGACGTAGCAGGGTATGACCGTGTGTACGAACTCAATCGCGTGATGATGGCTGTGGCGTCAACTGACGGTACCTTTGTTCCTGATGTTGATGCAGAATCCTGGGTTGGCCGTCACAATGTGGCAGCACCTTACACCGAAGAAGAACATAACATGCTAGCCAAAGCGTACCAGGCCATTGGCAGCGAATTTCATGATCTAAATCACGGCGACACCAACAGTGACGAACATCCTGCTGTACACACTGCCAGTCCGATCAAAGCATTTGCAGGGTATCCCAGATGAGAGCCCGCGAATTCCTCAATGAACAAGCAACGCTGCCTCCTGAGCAAGCTGATCCCATGAATTATGTGTTTGTGTTGCCTGGCGTGAGCTCTAGCGATCCGTACCAAATATATCGACTGGGTGTGGCCATAGCCCGTGCTAGAAGTGACGCAGGAACAGATGGCATCACTGACAAGTTACCTGCCTGGTCAGCCGAAGCAGCCTTTGGAGAAGATGCAGTGATTGCTGGATTCAATGCCTCAGTTGGTCCAGCAATTGATCATGCATTGAAAATGGCCGGCTTGCCTGCTAAAAAAGTACAAGTCAGTTCGCCGAACAGTCTAGAACCTACGTCTGTACAGAAACAAAGTCCTGTGCGGGCATTTGCTGGTTACCCTAGATAATGGCCAATCCACCCCCACCATACGACGACATCACTGGCATAAGTCGTGCTGTGATGAAAGACAATGCACAAGTCACATTAGCCAATTACAATGGCAATGCTAGACCGGGCGAACTGGTGGTTGATCAAACCACTGATCAATTGTACATAGGCAACAGCTCAGGTGCATTGACACAGATTGCTGCCGGTATCGGCAATGGCGGCAATGCAGGATTGCCTGCAGGATTTTTCCAATTGGCCTACAATCCCACCACAGGTGAAATCGTTTACTACACTTAATATTATATGAAAAAACTCTTCTTACTCTTACTCATTGTACCATGCTTGGTCCTAGCACAACCCAAACAAAAACCAGGCGTGCCCTATGACGCACAGATCACTAGGGTGATAGACGGTGACACAGTGGCATTCCATGCACCGTTCTTGCCAGATCCGCTAAAAAAAGAACTCAGCATCAGAGTGTTTGGTGTGGACACTCCTGAAAAAGGACATCGTGCTGCCTGTGCTAGTGAAGCACAGCGTGGAGAAGCTGCGTCAGCATTTACCAAACAAGCCGTTGCACAGGCCACACAGCGTCAGATTGTGATCATGGACTGGGACAAGTATGGCGGCCGTGTGCTGGGTGATGTCATACTCAACGGACAGAGCCTGCGTGGCCTGTTGATTGCCAATGGCCATGCCAGAGAATACTACGGCGAAGCCAAAACATCCTGGTGCCAATAATCCTGCCGTAAATACGATATGAGCAACTTTTACTGTGCAGCGCCCTGGCGTGGCTTACATATCAATCCCCGTGGTGACGTCAAAACCTGTTGTGCTGGCAACCCCAACATGCTGGGCAATCTTGAAACACAGTCAATAGAAAAAATACTCAACTCAAAGTTGATGACTGAAATACGTGCCAGTCTAGCACAAGGACAAGCGCATGACTACTGTTCCAACTGTGTGCGAGCCGAACGCTTTGGCGCAGATTCAGAACGACAATGGCACAACAATGTCAACCCCGACTTTGATTATGCCGCAGCAGGCGACCAATATCACTACCCTGTGATTGTGGATGTGCGTTGGAACACCACTTGTAACTTGAGTTGCAACTACTGCGGGGAAGCATGCAGTTCAAAATGGGCAGGCATCAAAAACATACCTTTTAAATCAGGCACAAGACCCTACTATGAACAGGTGTGTGATTTTATTGAACAGCATTATGAACACATACATGAAGTTGCCTTGGTAGGTGGCGAACCATTGTTGCTGCCAGAGAACAATCGATTATTAGATGTAATCCCAGACACTGCCATTGTGACCCTGATTACCAACCTGAATGTAGATTTACAAACCAACCGGATATTTCGCAAGCTGGCACAACGTAAACAAGTGGGCTGGAGCATGAGCTTTGACAACATAGGTGATCGTTTTGAGTATGTGCGGCATGGCGGATCATGGACAGTGTTGCAAGAAAATCTAAACATCATACAAGGCCTGATGAAGTCGCAAGGTCAATGGGGCGGTGTGCATGCAGTGTACAACATGTACAATGCCACACGTGTCTGTGAGTTCAGACAGTTTGTTGAATCAGCAGGAGCCACGGTGTTATGGCAGAATTTGTTTCAACCTGAATACCTGGACCCATTCTTGCATGGACCTGCTGTGGCTGACCTTGCTGCGGCAGAGATTGAACATTTTTATGCCATGGGTATGGCCACACCAGCTGAACGGCAGTTCTTTGATCAGGCACTGAGTAACTATCGTGCGGTCACGCAAGAACGTAGAGGAATTGCACAGCAGTTCCGACAACACATACATGATAATGAAACCCGGTATCATCCGGACACTGCTGGCAAGTTTGAACAACTATGGCCAGAGCTGAGGATGCTATGCAAATAACCGCGGTTGATGACGAAAACAATTTGTTCTGGGTGAGAGACATCATGCCTGCAGATCTGGTTGATCAAATTTTATGTACACCGTGGATGAGTCTTGCCTGGACCAAGCAATCGGGTCAAGAGTTCTGGCGGCGTAGAAAGATAAACAGCGCGGTGATACCTTGGATGGCATACTGGAATCAATGTTGTCAACAGTTATGGCCCGGTATTGCTGAATCTATTGGCATGACACTGCACAACCATTCAGGCACTGATTCAAGCACAGCCTGGTGGGTTGACGAACCAGGATTCACATGCAATATACACACAGACGGAGAAATGCCCGGAGCCATGCAGTTGTTTTGGATTGGCAGTCAATTAAATCTTGGTACATCATTTTACAACTACAAAGATTCAAACTCACTGAGACATCAATTTCTTATGCAAGCCAACTCAGGATATGTCATGATCAATCAACCCAACTCACAAGAGTTTAGAAGATTACAATGGCATGGCATGCTCACACCTGTGCCAGCCAACACATTCAGACTCACTAGTTACACATGGATTACCCCAAAATGATATCTTCGAGCCCCACATTTTGTCCTGCACCCTGGACCAGCCTCAACATTAATCAAGCTGGTGAAGTCAGTCCTTGCTTTCATTGTGTGGACATGATTGGCAACATAAAGAAAAATACCATTCAAGAAGTCATTGCAGGACCTGTGGTGACTGGCATGAAACAGGCCATGGCACGTGGTGAGTGGGCACCCGGCTGCTCATGGTGCAAGCAACTGGAAGAAACCACAGGTGCCAGTGGTCGCACAGTGCGTTATGCCAAACCTGAAACCTTGGCAGCAATTGAACAGGATCCTGTTAACTACTTTGAGCTAGAACACATTGTGGTAAACTGGAGTAACTTGTGTAATTTGACCTGTGTTTATTGCAATCCCGAAACCAGCACTGCCTGGCAAAGTATCAAGGGTATTCCTATCAATCATGTGAAAAATGAACATCCTGATCTAATTCGACTAGCACGTGAACACGGGCATTCAGTTGTGGGACTAAGTCTAGGTGGTGGCGAACCTCTGTTACAAAAAGGACTGTTGGACTTTTTAGCGTGCCTAAATCCCGATCAAGTGCAGGTGCTTGTGACTACAAATCTCAGCATTGATATTACCAACAATGCCATCTATAATGAATTACGCACCTGGCCCAAGGTAGATTGGCTAATCAGTTTTGACAATGCCAATCAACACAAGTTTGAGTATGTTAGAGACAGAGCCAGTTGGGAAATATTTGTCAATAATATCCATGTCATGAAACAACATGCACAAAAAGTAATTGCACATCCAGCATACAGCATTTATTGTGCATTTGACCTGGTTGAATACTATGATTTTTGTGTTGCTGAAGGCCTTGATATATTTTGGTGCGAACTCATACATCCGTGGGATTTGGACATCAGGCGATATCCCAAATCCATGCGTCAGCAGGCCATTGAAGAAATTGACCGCGTAATGACCAAGTATGGAAACGATCAAAACTGGTCCAACTTGGCCACAGACACCCTACGACGTTATCGGTTGACACTACTGGACAACAGTTATCTAGTGACAGCTGATTACCAACCAGTGGCACAAGAATTTCATCATCGTGTAGAAAAAGAACTGAACAAAACGACAACATTCAAACAGTTATGGCCTCAATATGACAACATTTAAAAACCCCCCGCATCATTTTGGAAAATTTCAAGCTGGTCAAACTCTAGACTGGATGCCCACTGACACCAAAGAAAATTATGAAAAACTGATACAAGATCCTGAACATCGTGAGTATTTTGCCAAGCTGGGTTGGGATCAACCAGGTGCAATCACCTACAAATTCAATAGCCATGGATTCCGCTGCGATGAATTTGACGGCGGCCCATGCATGATAGCACTGGGCTGTAGTTACACATTCGGCATTGGTTTGCCCAACGAAGCAACCTGGGCACAACAAACTGCTGCTGCTCTGGGATTGAAATGTGCCAACTTGGCCTGGGGAGGGTACAGCGCAGACTCTTGCTACCGACTGGCTGAGTATTGGGTGCCAAAATTCAAACCAGAGTATGTGTGCATGTTGGTACCACCACGCAGCAGACTCGAACTATTGCTTGATGATGGGGACTTGTTACATCGGCATCTACCTGTGGAAGTGTTCTTGCCACAAAGTCAAAGCATTTTGTTTAGTGCCAATGATCACTACCTCAAGCATTGGTTTATAAATGGAGAAAATGCAAAAATAAATCAGCGCAAAAATATTCTAGCAATAAGACAACTGTGTGCAGATTTAGATATACCATGCACTATACTCAATGCAGAAGATCACATGTGGTGGAGTCGTAAAGAAATTGGCTATGCCCGGGACTACATGCACGGTGGCCCAAAAATTCACACCATACTAACCAAGAAATTTGTAGATGGCTATCCAAAATAATTTAGAAACGGTCTTGGTCAAAGCACCGCACCGCAAGGAAGTGTACACTGAACAAGAACTTATAGAGTTTGCGGCCTGTGCTGACTCCGTGACCGGACCCTTGTATTTTTTGGATCACTTTTTTTATATTCAGCATCCCACACGCGGCAAGATGCTGTACCATCCGTTTGAGTATCAATCTCGACTGATTGAAACCTATCACAACTATAGATACTCAATAAGTCTAATGCCTCGACAAACTGGCAAGTCAACGTCAGCCGCTGGTTATCTGTTGTGGTATGCCATGTTTGTTCCTGACTCAACTATACTTGTGGCTGCACACAAATACACAGGCGCACAGGAGATCATGCAACGCATTAGATATGCATACGAACTGTGCCCCAATCATATCCGAGCCGGTGCCACCAGTTACAACAAGAATTCATTGGAATTTGAAAACGGATCACGTATCGTGGCCCAGACCACTACAGAAACAACAGGCCGGGGTATGAGTATTTCACTCCTATATGCCGACGAATTTGCGTTTGTGCGTCCCACCATTGCCCGAGAGTTTTGGACTTCTATTTCACCCACACTGGCCACAGGTGGTAAGGCCATCATCACCAGTACTCCCAACTCAGACGAAGACCAGTTTGCTTTGTTGTGGAAAGGCGCCAACAAAACTGAAGACGAGCATGGCAACACCACCAAACTGGGCATCAATGGATTCCGTGCATTTAGAAGCAACTGGCGCGAGCATCCTGACCGTGGCGATACCTGGGGTGCAGAGCAACTGGCGCAGTTGGGCGAAGATCGATTTCGTAGAGAAATGGAATGTGAGTTTGTGATTAATGATGAAACCTTGATTGCTCCGACAAAATTGATTGATCTGGAAGGCGTGGAACCCAATCGCCGCACAGGACAGGTGCGTTGGTACAAAACTCCTGTCAAAGACAAGATATACATTGTGGCCTTAGACCCCAGTCTGGGCACAGGTGGCGATCCTGCTGCCATACAGGTGTTTGAAGCAGACACCACAGAACAAGTGGCCGAGTGGCGACACAACCGAACTGACATTCCCACACAAGTCAAACTCTTAGCCGACATTGTGAATGAACTGTACGATGTTACAAAAGACGACAAACAGATCTACTACTCAGTGGAAAACAACACCATTGGTGAAGCGGCCTTGATTTCCATAAACGAATACGGTGAAGAAAACATCCGGGGCTATTTTCTCAGCGACAATTCAGTAACAGGCACAACAGGTCGCAGGTTCCGCAAGGGATTCAACACCACAAACCGTGCCAAACTCACTGCCTGTAGCAAGTTCAAAATCTTAGTGGAATCCGGGCGCATGCGACTGCACAGCAGGCCTTTAATCTCTGAGCTCAAAACTTTTGTTGCGTCGGGCGGCAGTTATGCTGCCAAACCTGGCGAAACAGACGATCTTGTGATGAGCTCGCTGTTGGTGGTACGCATGCTCATGCTGTTGCAAACATATCATGCAGAACTGGACACACAAATGAAAGATCACGGAGACAACATCATCGAGCCCATGCCGTTTGTATCAATGATGCGCTAAATACACCACTATGACAATGGAAGCATTACCTCAAGATCTAGCAGATTTCCTGGTCACACGCAATTTTGACCCAGAATATTTTGATGACCAAGGCCAACCTGCTGAAGCAGGTGATGCCAAAACCATAAAGTTTGATTACGTGGCCGGCACTGGCAAAAACTACGGCACCGCAGTGTGCGTAGTAGCTGACAACGAGCTCAGTTTGTTTTATGGTGACAATCTGGGCCGGGGCATGGATCCTGATGACAAACAAGACTGGTTCACTTTCCTGGAAGAACTCAGCAACAAAGCAGCCAGCCACTCGGCCACGTGGAGTCCCAAGGACATCAATCAACTGAAACACACACTGGCTGGTATTGCTGCCATCAAAGAAGGCCTGTTTGAAGGCTACTATGGCAATCGTCGGGTGAGTTACATGGGCGAACAAACTCAGGCCCGACTGGTGATCAATCACAATCGTCAGCTGGGCGAAAATGACAAACGTTTTCGCTACGTGGAAAGTTTGTTTATCGAAACAGCTGACCAAGAACGTTTCCGTTTGCCATTCAAAAGTCTGGCCGGCGGCAGAGCCATGCTGGAACATGTGCGTTCGGGCGGTCGTCCCTACGATGTTCGTGGCAACCATATCACAGAAATTGTCAGCGAAATGGCAGTGCTGAGTCGTTTCAATCGTGCGCAACACCATCGTGTGTACGAAGGTGTCACACAAGAGCTGGTGGAAAGCGCACGACAATACTATCACAGCCTACAAGAAACCGTCAGGCATCTTGGCAGCCCACGTGGCTATCAAGCATACTTTGAAACCTGGGCTCCTGACCAAACAGGTGAAGCCGAAGCCCTGGTAGAAAATCTACGCGACCTGTTTGTGGAACAGACCCTGGACGCTAGAATTGAAGCTGCCTTGCCCACACTGGCCAAGATACAACAACAAGGAAACAACATGAAAGAAGCCGAAATATTTGAAAACTGGATCAACAACCTAAGTGAAGGCACCTGGGCACTGCCAGAAACTCCTGAACAAATGGAAAAACTCAACCAACTGATGAGTGGAGAACTCATAGTTGGTCCCGATGCCACCAATGCTACCGAATTGTTGTACAGCATTGTGGGCGATGATGAGCTGTTTGATATCTTGAACGACCTAGCTGATAAGAGTCAAGGCCGTGCCAACATCTGGGACGACTCAGATGTACAACGTAGACTGGCTGAACTGGGCATTCAAACTCCCCAAAGCACACAAGCGGAACCTGCTGACGTTGAACAAGACACAGCACCAGCACAACCAGCGGCTGCTCCTGCTGCACCTCCTGTGGCAGAAGGAGACAACATGAGTACATTTGAGCAAGATCGTGAATTAGCCGAGATGCTGAAATATGCGGGCGTACCAGTGAAAGAAAGCGTATTGACCGATTCAACAGGCAGCACACTAGAACACATCAAAAACACATTCCGGCGTGATGTCAAAGATTTCACCCAAAACGGTGACATGAGTGACGCATTGTATGATGCGTTGTATGACTACTACTTTGATGACATGCCTTATGGTACAAAGAAAGCTCGAGACGGTGATCCATATGAATGGATCAGTGATCGTTTTTCTGAGGACCTTGGTATAAAAGAAAATCTCATCAGTCCAATGATCATGCCTGTTAGCGAAGGTTCATGCAACATGACTATGGAAGGTGACTACTGCCCAGAACACGGCTTGGCCGAATGTGGCGGCATGTATGAAGATGGTGGTGCAGTGGGCATGCCCTACAGCATGGGCGAAGGCGAAAAACCGCATACAAAAGAATTAGAAATGGATGCTCTGGTTCGATCAATGCAGATACAACAACGTGCTGATGATGCTGAAAAGAGATTGGCACAACGTGCGGACGAGCCGCGCACATTTGGGCAAAAAATCAAGAAAGACATTGGCGATCCATTGATGAAATTGGCCAAAGGTAATGTTCGGGGCGCCTTGGGAGAAGATGACCCTATCAACTCAAACTCAGCCATGACCGGCAGCTACTATGAAGGCAAAGAAACGGACATCCAAGAAGGCGATGCACTTCTGGCAAGAATAAAATCATTGGCTTTGCTCAGATGATATAAATACTCTTGACACGTAGACACAAAGCGCATATACTACTACAGTGTTTGCGCTTTTTTGTTTGTGAGTCACAGGCAACCAAGATCTAAACATTTAGATAGGCAACATAACATAGGCAACTTATCAAGGAGAAAAACTATGGCATCATTAGCAGAAATCAGAGCACGACTACAGGCAGCAGAGGGCAACAAAGGCGGCGGACAAACTGGTGGAGACAACTCCATTTACGCCCATTGGAACATGGAAGAAGGACAAAGTGCAACACTGCGATTCCTTCCCGACGCAAATACAAAAAACACATTTTTCTGGCAAGAACGAGCAATGATTCGTTTGCCTTTTGCTGGCATCCGAGGCGAAGGCGATTCCAAACAAGTGTACGTGCAAGTACCTTGTGTGGAAATGTGGGGCGATGCATGCCCTATCTTGGCAGAAGTACGCACCTGGTTCAAGGACAAGAGCCTTGAAGAAATGGGTCGCAAATACTGGAAGAAACGTTCATACATCTTTCAAGGCTTTGTGCGTGAAAACCCACTGACCGACGACAAGACTCCAGAAAATCCCATCAGACGTTTCATCATCGGACCACAGATTTTTACCATCATCAAAGGTGCCCTGATGGACCCTGAGCTGGAAGAATTGCCCACAGACATCTTGCGTGGCCTGGACTTCCGCATTACCAAAACTGCCAAAGGTGGTTTTGCTGACTACAACACCAGCAAGTGGGCACGTAAAGAATCAGCACTGACCGAAGCTGAACAAGCGGCCATTGCCACACACGGCCTGTTTGATTTGAGCACATTTCTGCCCAAGCGACCCGGCGATGTTGAGTTGAAGGTAATCAAAGAGATGTTTGAAGCATCAGTGGATGGACAACCTTACGACACAGAACGTTGGGGTCAGTACTTCCGTCCTGCAGGTGTACAAGCACTCGGTGGTGCCGGAGCTGCACATGCAGATGAGGACGCACCTGCACCAGCAGCCAAGCCTGCTGCCAAGGCAGCACCTGCACCAACTAGTGACTTTGATGAAGACGATGTTCCTGCAGCAGCAGCACCAGTGGCCCGGCCTGCAGAAGGCAGCAAAAATGCCCAGGACATCCTGGCCATGATTCGTAGCCGTCAAAAGCAGTAATTAAGGGTTAGATGGATATCGATCACAAGTGTCAAAAACTTTTTGTATTTGGCTGCAGTTTGACCAAAGACAATTATATTGATACCTGGGCCGATATCCTTTCTCGCTTGTTACGTATGACATTGGTTAATGGTGCAGAACGCGGAGCCGGTTACGATTACATTGTTCAAAAAGTTTTTACTACCGACATATCTCATAGTGACAAGGTAGTGATTATGTGGCCTTCTGCTGATCGATATGATCTTTACGTAAATTCAGCAACTCCGCATCTTCAAACTGATGTAAAATTTGCTAGTTGGCCGGATGGGAAAGCACCGGCCTTTGTGGATTACAATGGCCAGTATAACACCTCCAATGGCTGGTATATCAATGGGGCCGTGCCAAGAGGATATAAGAATCAATACTACAAGTATTTTTATAATCAAGTAACACATGTCAATCGCGCCTGGGCGTCGATTGTTGCAGTACAGAAGTATCTTGAAGCTAAACAGATTGAGTATGTGATGTGCAACTCTTATCCGTTGTTGCATTTAATACAATATCATGATGACGGTGTTGTTGATTTTAACTACAAATTGTATCAACAAATTGATCTTGACAAATTTGTTAGGGATGCTGATGAACATGGATTTATTGAATTAGTCAAGTCTATGGGGTTTGATTTTTTTAATCCACATCATCCAAATGTTGATGGTCACCGATGGTATGTTGAAAATTATTTAATACCTAAAATTGTATGATTGCGATCTATTCTCTGTATGCGACATCTATATATTTTCAAAAATAATGTAACATTATGTGAATATCTTTGATGATTTTAAAATATATGATAAAATTCTACTGTCCTGATTATGACCGAATATTAGAAGACCCCAGTTGGGTACCTGATAAATTTCTATTGATCGACCACATGGGCGGATTTTGTATTGATTTGCAAAATAAAATCCTAAAAAGATTAAATGATTTTGCCAGCCAAGAGAACAAGATTTTTGACATCACAGTTCATCAATTTTTTACCAACAACATAATAGCAAAATATCCAAATCTTAAAATTACATTTTCAATAGAAGTTCAGGAAAGAACCAACACTGGTCATTTTTATAATTATAACATGCATCCAGAACTGGATTATAAAAATTTTGTTTGTAGTTTTAATGGGACATCGCATGTAAGTAGAAAACTATTGGTGTCAATAATAAAAAAATTTGATTGGTTTAATTCAGAGTATTGCAGTAAAAATTTTCAATTTGACTCGGCCATTATTGATGGGCATCTAGGTGATTTCTTGCTGCCAGATCAACATCAAGTTTATAACAAATTTTTTATATCCAGCGATAGTGATAAATTTTTTAACACAATCAATAGCTTTGGTCACGTACAATTTGATCACAAACAAAACATCTACAATCTTGAAAACAAGTTAACCAAGAGTTTCTTACACATTGTTAGTGAAACCAAGGCCACTAGTTACTATCCATTTGTTACTGAAAAGTTTTTGTACAGCATAGTGACCCGTGGACTATTTTTAGCCTATGCACAACCAGGATGGCATGACCATGTGGAAAAATATTACGGATTTAAACGCTACACTAAATTGTTTGACTACCGCTTTGATAACATACAAAACCCTGTGGAACGACTGGTTGAATTGATGTGTATGATTTCTAAATTCAGCAAATTATCCGTGCAAGATTGGCATGACTTGTATCTTATGGAACAAGACACAATCGAATACAATTATGATCATTACTTCAGTAATAGGTATCTAGAACACCTGAGAATTCATGCCAACTGATTACCAATCAACAAATCCTATTGTGATGCAGTTTCCTAGATTTGCCGGCGGAAAGTTTATTATGAACTGCCTGGCATTGAGTCGACATTGTGTACCTCAAGATCGTGAGATTGCCGAACATTTGATAGATAATCCTGGCGATTACATCTATAGATTATCTTCAGTCATGAAAACTCTACCTCCAGCTAGTGACATGATCAACTGGATCAATTGTTACGAATTGGGAGATCGCCAGTTGTTTGGGCCATCAGTCGCACGGAAATGGACACAGGGCATTTCGGACGACAATGATACAAATGATATCACAAAAAGACTGTCAATTTCAAACATGAAATTTTTTATCACTTGCCACTCTGGGCCAGACCAAGCGTCAAATGTTCTCAAAGTCTGGCCCAGAGCCAGCATTGTGATGCTGGTGAATCATCGTAAATTTAGTTTGATATCAGCCCGGTTAAAGAGCGAAAATGACAACGTTGACGCACATGCAGGAAATTATTGTCAATCCAAATATCAACAGTTGGCCGGCACAGATTGGCCAACATGGACTGAATTCAAAAACATAGGATTCAATATCAACCGGCTGACTGGTTACCCAGAACACACACTCGCCGAAATGGGTCAATTTTATCGATGGAATTTGATCAGTACTGATCCTATCATGATTGATATAGACAGCAATATTTTTGATCAACACAAATTCTTGCACATGATACAACAACTGTACTCAGACTTGGGGCTTGATGATTTCAATGCTAATCTAGTTGGAACATTTTGGAAATCGTATATAAATCTACATGTTGACATTGCAGATATTTTATAATATAATAACATAAACTTTAAAGGAACAAATCGTGGGAAAACCATTTGACGTAAGTAAATTCCGCAAGGAAATAACAAAAAGCATTGATGGACTCAGCATTGGGTTCAATGATCCCACAGACTGGATCTCAACAGGTAACTATGCATTGAATTACCTGATCTCAGGCGACTTCAATCGCGGCATTCCTCTAGGCAAGGTCACAGTGTTTGCTGGCGACTCGGGTGCAGGCAAAAGTTATATTTGTTCAGGCAACATTGTCAAGAACGCACAAGAGCAAGGCATCTTTGTGGTGTTGATTGACAGTGAAAACGCACTGGACGAAGACTGGCTCAAAGCACTGGGGGTGGACACCAGCGAAAGCAAACTGTTGAAGTTGAGCATGGCCATGATCGATGACGTGGCCAAGACCATATCAACATTCATGAGCGACTACAAAGCCTTGCCCGAGGGCGAACGTCCCAAGGTCATGTTTGTGATTGACTCATTGGGCATGTTGTTGACTCCCACAGACGTCAACCAGTTTGACGCAGGCGAAATGAAAGGCGACTTGGGTCGCAAACCCAAAGCGCTTACGGCCTTGGTTCGTAACTGTGTGAACATGTTTGGTAGTTACAACGTGGGCTTGGTTTGTACCAATCACACATACGCCAGCCAAGATATGTTTGATCCAGATGACAAGATCTCCGGAGGTCAAGGCTTTATCTATGCTTCGAGCATTGTGGTTGCAATGAAAAAGATGAAGCTGAAAGAGGACGAAGATGGCAACAAAGTGTCAGATGTGAATGGTATCCGTGCAGGCTGTAAAGTCATGAAAACACGCTATGCCAAACCGTTTGAAGGTGTGCAGGTCAAGATTCCCTACACAACAGGCATGAGCCCTTATTCAGGATTGACTGACTTGATTGAGAAAAAAGAGCTGCTCAAGCGTGAAGGCAACAGCCTGGTGTTCACCACCAGTGATGGCGAAGTTATCAAGAAGTTCCGTAAGGCCTGGGAAAAGAACGATGATGGTTGCCTAGACAAAGTCATGGTGGACTTCAAGAACATCAAGACTGAGGTAAGTACAGTCGACACTGTGGAGGAAGAATAATGTCAGCAGAAGTAGCAAGCGAAATTTGGGGCGAGTTAAAACGATATGTCAACGTGGTAGATCGTATGGAGGCTGCTGAAAGCATTGTGACCATCCTGATTGATCATGATCATAGCGTTGACGAAATCAAAAATGCCTTTAAAGGTGATTCGGACATCAAAAAGGCCTTGACTGCATACTTGGACAACGACAAGGACTATGCAGAAGAGGAAGAAGAAGAATTTGAGGACGAAGACAACTACAATCAAGAAGATGACTACTGAGATTAAAAATTATTTTTGCAGTCAGAAATTTTCTATTTTGTCCGTGGATTTTGAAAGGCGCAATCTTAGATCATGCAATGTTGCAGTTGCACAACCTATAGATTTGTCTTGGTTATCACGCAATCCTGGGCAATTGTTTAACACACCCAACTTGCAGATTGAACGGCAACAGATGTTGGAAAATCAACCAGCTGCCAGTTGTGAAGACATGTGCTGGTCTCCTGAACGTCAGGGACTGCCGAGTCGACGCACAATGATGCAAGCTCAGACCCCACAACCATTATCAATTCAAGCACAACCAACAACGTTGGTGATTACTCTAGGCTCAACTTGTAATTTAACTTGTGTGTATTGCTGCAAAGAATTCAGTTCAGCTTGGTATAGAGATATCCAGGAAAACGGCGATTATTTGCCGGGAGATCGATTTCAGATCACCGTCAAGGACAAGATTGTCAACAAACTCAGCCAGGGTGAACACATTGAATCGTATGGTTACGAGTTACTCATGCAAGAAATTGCAAAATTTGACAGTGTACAAACTGTTGATTTCGCCGGCGGCGAACCATTCTTATACAATCATGTGCCCGACATAGTAAACAAATTATCAAAATCCACGCACATTAGATTATTCACAGGATTGGGAGTGAATCCCAACAGACTGAAACATCAACTGGGCAAAATAAATGATTGGTCAAACATCACAATTTTTGTCAGCGCCGAATCTCTGAACAATCAGTATGAGTTTGTGAGACATGGCAACAGTTTTGATAAGTTTTTAACAAATTTAGAAATTTTAAAGACTCATGGCTGTCAGGTAGTTTTCAGATCAGTTGTGAGCAATATCACTATTTTTGATATTTTTGCATTTAAAAAGTATTTTGAAGACTATGAGATCACATATCAATTTTGTGCAGAGCCAGATTTTCTCGCAGTAAATGTGTTGGATCAGCAGATAAAAAATGAACTAATTGAAAATTTAAATGTCAGTGATATTTCAATCAAGGATCAAATAATACAGGCCCTGGAACAACCTTACACAGATCAACAAAAAAGTCAATTCCGACAATACCTGCAGGAATTTGCAGCCAGAAGAAAGTTGTCATTGAACGTATTTCCCAATTCGATGATTCAATGGCTGGCACTAGAAGAACATCATGTGGTATAGCAAAGTAGTTGCTGATCTAGGCAACATACCTGATTTCATTGCACACTTTGAAAACGAACTGCAAGACGCCAAACGTGACTGTAAAATTGGTGGCCTGGTTGAAAAGAACATCACTGCACTGCCGGGCATAACTGAACACAGGTTCAATCAGTTGCAAGAGATTGAAGCAGTGTTGAACTATCTCAACATCCAACTGAGAAAGATACGGCGCCGGCATTTCCAAAAGTATCTGGAAGGATATGCTCGAGCATTGACATCACGTGACGCTGAAAAGTATGTGGATGGTGAAGAAGAAGTTGTGGACTTTGAAACCATCATCAACGAAGTGGCGCTGTTGCGTAATCGTTGGCTGGGCATCATGAAAGGCCTGGACACCAAACAATGGCAAATGGGTCATGTGGTTCGCTTGCGCACAGCAGGCATGGAAGATATCACGGTTTAATAAACTAAATACATTATGACACAAATAAAAGACCCCTTAAACAACTACATAGACAATCCAGACAAAGGGGCACACGATTCTGCACAATGGGCCAGCAAATGGACCACAGAAAGATACACTGCCAAAAAACGAGCCAATTTTGAGGCAGTTGATGCTTATTTGTCGCGGCCTGTTGGCAAGTTATTGGACATTGGTTGCGGGTTTGCCCACGAATCTCGTTGGTTTGCAGAAAAATACGGTACAGAGTTGTGGTTACTGGATGGCGATCAACAACAAAATACCAACAAACCCGAGTCTGCTTCTTATGGCAATTGGAACACAACGTCAGACTCTTTGTATTTTTATCATACTTTTGACTTTTTAGATGCCAAACTGCAAGAACTAGGCACAAAAAATTATCACTTGATCGATACCAACAACATCAATATTGATGAAAATATAAAATTTGATTTGATAACATCTTGGCTCAGTTGTGGACATCACTATCCTGTAAAGACCTACATTGACTTGATGAAAAAACATTCGCACAAAAATACAAGGATTATTTTAGATATACGATGCAAAGGCACCAAAACTAATTTTATAGGTGTGGACGGGTTTGAAGTTGTTGATGTGGTAGTAGAAGCTGTTGGCAAAAAACGAGCCACTGTAGAAATAAAACTGACTTGAAATAACTGATCAAGAACGCTGTTAGCGAGACCTGGCAGAAATGGAATTTTTCTTGCTGATATTCTTCATTGAGGCCTGGACAGCTTTTTGGTGGTGTGTGAGTCATGTTGGTTAAATATCTGCATGAAAATTGTACTTGTAACTGGGGGCTTTGACCCCGTCCATTCTGGGCATATTGCCTATTTTAAAGCAGCACGAACACTGGGCGACATGCTCATCGTTGGCCTAAACAGCGACGAATGGCTGGAACGCAAAAAAGGTCGGGCGTTCATGCCCTGGAACGAACGCCTGTGTATCATCAACAATTTGAGCATGGTTAATGAAGTTTATACCTTTGATGATTCAGACGGTTCTGCCTGTCATTTTATAGAGCAGGTCCGTGCGCATTATCCTGACGATGAACTTGTGTTTGCCAATGGCGGAGACAGAACGTCCGACAACATTCCTGAAATGCGTATGACCAATGTTGAATTTGCATTCGGCGTAGGCGGAGATGACAAAAAGAACAGTTCAAGTTGGATATTGCAAGAGTGGAAAACACCCCGGACTGATCGTGCCTGGGGATACTATCGTGTGCTGCATGAAGTGGGCACCAACACCAAACTCAAAGAACTCACTGTGATGCCCAAGACATGTTTGAGCATGCAACGTCATGACAGTCGTGCAGAGTTTTGGTTTGTGGCTGAGGGTGCGGCCACAGTATACACCTTGGATGACGCCAGTACTGATCAAGAAGTCAAGTGCTATTTGACCATGCATCAAAACACATTTATTGCAGTAAACGAATGGCATCAACTGTGCAACGAAACAGATCAGCCCTTGAAGTTGATTGAAATTCAATACGGCGAGCGCTGTGTTGAAGAAGATATAGAACGTAAGAAATGAAACCAATTCCTATCTTTGTGGGCTACGATCCCAGAGAAGCAGTGGCCTATCATGTGTGCGTGAACTCAATCATCAGACATGCCAGTCGGTCAGTGGCCATTGTGCCTGTGGCCTTGAACCTGTTTCAAGACTATGATGAGACACACACTGACGGCAGCAATCATTTTATCTACACACGATTCCTTGTGCCACACCTGATGGACTATTCGGGTTGGGCCATATTCATTGACGGCGACATGATCCTGCGTGGCGATATTATAGAGTTATGGAATTTACAAAATCCCTACAATGATGTCATGGTTGTCAAACATGACTACAAAACACGCATGACTGAAAAGTATCTCGGCAGCAAGAACGAAGACTATCCAAGAAAGAACTGGTCAAGTGTGATCTTGTGGAACTGTAACAGTTTTCCCAATCGCAAGTTGACTCCTGAGTTTGTACAAAACAGCACAGGCGCAGAACTGCATAGATTTAGCTGGATCGACAATGACCGTATAGGCGAGCTACCCCCAGAATGGAATTGGTTGCCTGATGAATACGGACCAAACCCTGACGCCAAGCTCTTGCACTATACCTTGGGTACTCCATGCTTTGATGAATTCCATGACACACCACAAGGTGAAGAATGGCATCATGAACGCACACTGACTGACCACTGCCAACAAAGAACACACAATGAATGATTGGGAACAAGAAGACGAGACCACATATGTTCTGCCTACGCCTGAATCACCAGCTGCGGTTGAACCACATGTGTTAGACCAGGTGGTACCAGAAATACGCACAATATTCGACAACATACTGAAATATCGAGTGGATCCTGCAGGATTCACTTATGGCATCACACTTGAGACCTTGAGTCAACAACTCTCGGCTCTACCAGTCAACAACATTGTAAGCACTGATAGTGAATACAGATATGAAAGAAAAGGTCACATGTACGATCCTATCCTGCAAAGTTTTGTGCAAGGTGCTGGTGGTCAAATCAGTAACTGGTCTCGAGAAGAATTTAACATGACTCCAGTGGTGTTGCGTGGTATTACCAAACGCAAACAGATGGAAGCATGTCGTGAAGCCGGGCGAGATTTTTTTTATATTGATACTGGATATTTTGGCAACAGCAAGAAAAAACTCTATCACAGAATAACAAAAAATGATGTGCAATGGTTTGGAGACATTGTTGACCGTCCCGGGGACAGATTAAAAAAAACCTCAGTAAAGCTGCAGAAGATGACTCGAGGAACCAGCATACTGTTGGCTCCTCCCAGTCAAAAATTACTCAACAACTATGATATCATACTTGAGGATTGGTTAGAAACCGTACAAGCTGAAATTCGCGCACACACTGACCGACCTGTAATAATACGCACCAAACAAAGTCGCAGCACCAGAGTCAACAATGATACCATAGAAATGGCCCTGGATCGTGATGTACATTGTTTGGTCACATTTTCCAGTATTGCCGCAGGCGAAGCCCTGCTACACGGTAAGCCAGCCATTACCTTAGGCCCAAATGCAGCCGCACCGCTGTGTAGTCAAAGCATAAGTGAAATAGAAAACCTACGTGTCCCCAGTTTGGATGAAGTAGAAGCCTGGGCCAGACACATGGCCTATTGCCAATTCACCGAAGCAGAAATGCGTGATGGCACAGCCTGGAGAATATTGCAAGGTGGTTGATTGTGTGGTTTACATCAGTTCGGTAGCTAACCCAAAAAAACACACAAGAAAAATTGAGTGTTTAGAAAGTTTTGCCGAGGGAGTGCGTGCCTCGGGAGATTCGGTTGTGGTAGAATGGGAACACCGATACACACCCAGCAGACTGGCAGTGATGCTGGGCTGGGCCACTACCAATACAGGTGGTCGAAACATTGATCTGCGCAAACAAATCATTGCTGATCAGCGCAGACAGGGTTTTCATACCATGTGTATCGATGCCAGTTGTTGGAAGTATTTAGATGACCACAGCAGTTATTTGAGATACAGTGTCGGCGGACCGTTTTATGATCGTGCAGAATATGCCAATCGTAATAGCACTGGGACAAAATGGCAAGAAATAAGTCAGGCGCTGAATATCAGCTTGCAACCCCGGCAAAAAAACCCAGATGGTTATATTTTAATTTGCATGCAGAGAGATGGCGGTTTTGCAATGAAAACACTGGATCCCATTGATTGGTTAAAGAACAAAATTGATCAGTTGAGATCCCATACCAATCGAACCATATTGATCAGGCCTCATCCAGGCGCTTATCGTCGAGAAGATTTTGAACAATTCCGGAGCAAACATTATCGACAACAGCTCAATGTACATGTGCAAGATCAGTTGTCAACCAGTCTAGTTGATAATCTAGCCACTGCACATTCTGCAGTGTTTTTTAACAGCAGTTCGAGTGTGGCAGCGGCGTGTGCTGGTATACCGGTATTTGTGGATGATTCTAGTTGTGTGGCATGGTCTGTGGCCAATCATGACATTGCCAAGATTGAAACACCTGCTAAGTTTTCTCGAGAGCAATGGATATGGGATCTAGCTGCTGCACATTGGAGTGATGAGGACGCACGCCAAGGTCGCATCTATCAAAAATTCTTGCCCTATTTGACTTCCACAGTGACATCGTACACTTGACCCACGACGTCTGGCCATTTGTGTCGCTTGTCAAGCACTGAGATCTTTTCTTTGACTATAACAACATTCATGTTGGCCAACAGTTGTTGCCGCCACCAGTCGGGTGACTCCACTATCAAGTGAGCATTACGCCCATCGGGCAAGTGTTTTTTAGCAGGATAACAAGCAATTCTAAACCAACCTGCAATTTGTATTTTATCACCGATCAACTGCAACGTGCTGGCCAGGTGTTCGGGTTCAATGTGCTCAAACACATCAGCACTGACCACAGCATCAAATGACCTTGTTGGCATGTGATTGTGATTGGGGTTTCCTGGGTCATATCCTTCTACTACAATATCAGGATATGCTTGATTGATACTGGCCATTAAGGCACCGTGCCCGCATCCAAAATCCATGATACTGGCAGGCAGGTACTGATCTATAAATGGACGCACGGCTCCCAGTATTTTGCTGCCTCTAACAAATTGACCTCGACTGTGCATTTTGGCTAATTGTGCTTGATATTCGGGATCAATTATCATCAGTAATTTACTTTCACAAACTCGTACTTATCAACAAATGTTTCCGGCACGTCCTGCCAAGTGCCGCACAACTGATCATCCATCCACCCTTCATAGTGTGGGCGATCTTTGAACCACCAGAACAAATCACTGCCTGACCAATCTGCATAGTATTTTTTAAAGAACTCGCGTGTTCTGGATTCACAAAAGTACGCTGAGTCATACATGATTTTCTTGCTCTTGGCCGCACGTTGAAAGTTAAGGCCAATGAAACAAAACTTGTCAGCATGACGTTCTAATGTGTGTCGAACCCAAGTCATGTCATCATCGGGTATGCTGTTCAATACCTGTGTACAGATCACACCATCAAACTTCACATCTGGCGGTGGTGGTGTTTCAAATTCTGCCACACAAGGATCATAGCAGTACACAGTAACACCTAGATATTGATCAAATGTTTGCCATTGATCTTGGGGCAATTCCAAATCTGGTTTGGCACCATAAGGCAGTGGGTCAGAGTACTGTAATCCTTTGCCACAGCCGTAATCCAGTATGGTCCGGGCATTGTAACGACGGACAAGATCACGGATTTTGTTTTGATATTTTACAACATCGTATCCTGCCCAACTTTTGTTTTGTTGTTGAAAGCGACGACCAGCTGCTACGCTTTCGAGATAATAATCACTCACCGCCATCCCATGATCCAATCGTCACGCACTTGATCTAGTTTGACCATGCCCCAGGATTGCAATAACTCCACTGCCGCAAACTGTCCGTATTGTTTGCTGTACGCATCGTGTGGTTTTTGTTCTATCACTATCACGGGTCTACAACGACGAATGGTTTGTTCCCCGCCTTGCAAGATACGATATTCATATCCTTCGCAGTCAATTTTTATATAACTGACAGCAGGAAAATTCAATGTATCCAGTCGAACAACCCGCACATTGCCAGTGCCTATGGTGGCAGGGTCTAAATGACTGTGCCCAGAATTGTCCTCAGTGATGATCATGGTACCTTGTGTGTCTTGATCACCCAGGGCAATTGGCTGAATTTCAAAGTTCTTGCCTTGCACATTGTGTTCCAGACATTCTCTAAACACAACTACTGGTTCAAATGCTATCACACGAGCAAAACTGCCAACAAAGTCACGACTCCACAAGCCCACATTGGCACCAATGTCCAGGGCCAGGTCTCGATTGGTGCACAGCTCAATGCTTCGCCGACGCACAGCCACTTGATATTCGGCTGGGAGACCTTTGTCCACACTTTTTTTCAACATTCGCGGAAGGTGTGTTTCAAAGTCTGGGAATTTCCATCCATAATGCTCAATCATTCAGTATCTCCTCAGTTTGTTTAATTATGTGCTCGGCTGTGCCGTTTCGAAATTCGTCTATGTGAAACTGCCCATAGGCCAAATGATAGGCCCAGGCGTGTATTTGATCTGAATCAGGAAACCAAGGCGTCTCAATTTTACTCAAGTCCAGGTTGGCTACAGGACGAGCTGCATTGCATGGTGCCAAAACAAATACAGGTGTGCCTGCCAGGACCGATTCAGTGGCAGCAATGCTGTTGAATGTTACCACGGCATGCACATCCTGCAGGGCATGTTCCACACGATTGTGTTTGCGTTGAGTACGGCTGCGATTGCGTTCACGCATGACGATGGGTCTGTCAGTGTGTTGCCTGATAGTTTCAATGGTCTCATTGATCCATGTTTCTAATGTCACGTTGTAGAATTGGCAAGGTTTTTCATCGGGCGCCACGATCAATATTGAACTGCCATGTTGACGCGGCGCAATGGTTATGCCCAGCTGACTCCAACGATCACCAGCACGTGGTATCACTTGATCGTGTTGCAAGTTGTTGGGCACAATGCGGTGCCAGTGCTTCCACCCATAAGGATTTTTTGAACTGGGACGATTGCCCAGATATCCTGAGTCCATGTATCTAAATGGGCGTTGATTTGCCCAACACTGTTTGATGATCTTGTGTTTCATGATGCCACGTAGCATTAGTGGCTCTGTGCTGTCCTCGTAACGCCAGGTCTCCAAGGGTGTAGACTCAAGCCCAAGCCCGTGTGCATACATGTCAATATATTCGTCATCACCGTTCTTGCTGAGAAATATCATCTCCAATAACTTTCGTTTCTGTTCACTCGTATGTCTGATGATCGACTTCGGCCAAGACTTTTGCGCTCGCCTTTGAGATGATCAATGTATGCGCCCCATTCGCAGTTGATCAAGGGATGGCCCTCGCCCATTTGCAAATGTGCTGTCCAATTGAGGTCTCGCAGGGAATGACGTTTTCTCACTGCATCAAATACATAACTGTCATGCCATTCGTCCAAGGTGAATATACCCAATTCGGCATCATCATACATTTGCTGAAACTCTGCCAGCCAGGATCTCACTGCTGGCTCAGTGATGTGCATGCCGTATAGGCCACATTCAGAAAATTTTCTACTGCGCCCAGCAAAACAAAGATCTGTTGAGTCTGGAAAGAATTTGGATAATTTCTCCACAGTCATTGGGCTGTGACACACCATGTCAGCATCCATCCAAATCAACCATTCTGTGTTGCAATTATTGGCAGCATGAAATACAGCATACACCTTGTGAGCAAATCTCACAGCATGCCATTTGAATCCCTTGCCTGCATCTTTTCTTTTTGATCTAACGGGATCTGCTGTGACATCTCCATTGGCCTTGGGCACATCACGCCAGGTGTTTTTAAATACTACTAATTCGGGACTGACACCTTCCAGATCCAACACTTGTAAATTGGGTGCTGTTTCAGTTACGTGGCATCCTTCGGCATACACTCGGAGCAGTATGTCCTGGGGCCAATTCTGCAGAAAAGTTTGTATCATACGACGGCCGTAAGAGTTGTATCCTTGGGCATTGAAAGTGGTAACTACAGTGTATTTCATCGGTGTATTTACAGTGATCAAAACCATAGCCTATTTTCCTGCCCAGTGTGCAATGAATTCAAAACCAGTGATGGCAGCTTTTTTGGATTGTTGTCAAGCGGCCGGAATACAAACAAGAGAGAATGTCTGGGACGCTGATGCTGCGGTAATCTGGTCAGTGTTGTGGCATGGTAGAATGCGACCAAATCAAGCAGTGTATGAGCACTATCGCAGTCAAGGCCGGCCAGTGATAATTATCGAAGTAGGTGCATTGTATCGTGGCGAAACGTGGAAAGTGGCTGTGAACCATATTACCAGTGCAGGATATTACGGTCATCAAGAAAATTTAGACTCAGGCCGCCCTGCAAAGTTACGTATAAGTTTGGCCAATCAGCTCAGTACTAGACCAGAAATTGTTATTGCCGCACAACATCAACGCAGTTTACAAGTTGCTGGTCTAGGTAGCATGGAAGAATGGATATTAACACAAATACAACTGTTGAGAAACTCAACAGACCGTCCCATACGCATACGAGCACATCCACGAAGTCCACTGCGCATGCCATACCTGCCCGAAAATACCACAATAGAAGTTGCTAGACCCGTGCCCAACACCTATGATGGATTTGACATGCACTTCAATTGTCATGCAGTTGTAAACCTCAATTCGGGACCGGGCATACAAGCAGCGATCTCGGGCTGCAGACCCATCGTGGATCAATCAAGTTTGGCATATCCTGTGGCAGTGGGGTATGCAGACATTGAACAACCTTATGAAATAGACAGGGAAGCCTGGTTGATCAAGATATGCCACACTGAATATACTGTGCAAGAACTACGGGAAGGACTATGGCTAAAAAGAATCAGAACCGAACTGACACAGTGACCGATTGTGCGTGTGTGATACACGGATCAGGTTACAGTTGGATTTATGTAGAACATTTGTACAATATGTTGACACGTGCCTTGCCTGGGGGTATCCGTTTACATGTGTATACTGAACATGATCGGTCAGTGCCCCCCCACATGATCAAACACTGTTTGACTGAATGGCCTGGTGTATCGGGACTCAAAAGATCATGGTGGTACAAAATGCAGTTGTTCAATCCCGAACACTATCAAGGAAATATGTTGTACTTTGATCTTGACACAGTGATTGTGAGAGACATCTCTTGGATCACTCGGTGTCATACAGATTATTTTTGGGGCATACGAGATTTCAGATATCTACAAAGATCAGGATTCAGTGGGCTCAACAGCAGTGTCATGTGGTTCAATGTCTCACGTTTTTCTTGGCTGTGGCAAGATTTTGAACGCCAAGACATCACGGCAATAACACGAAAATATCCGGGTGATCAAGATTATATTACCACGTCACTGGATGTGAATCAACTAAGATACTTTGAAGACCGGTATTTTCAGAGCTACCGTTGGCAGTGTCTTGATGGCGGATTCAATTTTGAATCTAGATCTTTCAACGATCCCGGTGCTGGAGTGAGAATAGCCGGCGACACAGCAGTTGTGGTGTTTCACGGGCAGCCCAAACCCCATCAGGTTGAGGCTGCTGAAATACAGCAGTTATGGTGTGGTTGATACCAACGTCCAATCCATGAGCCATTCAACATTTGGATCATTGCGCATTTGATCCAGTCCTGCAAGCACATGATTGCAATCCTCGACCATATCCAGATTGGTAAACCAGGCCAGTTCTTGAATATCATATTCTTCCATGGTCATGTCAGTAAGATACCAACGTTGTCCAATTCTCTCAGTTTGGCCCAGTGCTTCATGGCCTTCGGGAAGATCATATGGTAAGAACTTGTAAGAATCCACAATGCTGAACCCTTCTTCCCCTCCCAAGATAATTTCGCCTTTCCATTTGCCTTGTGATTTCAAGGACTCAAGAAACAAAAATTGCTGGCCGGTCACAATTATCAAACTATCTACATGTGGTGTATCGTTTTTGAAGTATTGGTAACGACGTAATAGTCCGCCTGAATCTTTAAATTTGCAAGTGTATCTTTCGTAAACACGAGTAGTCATAATATTTGTCTCCAATTAAACTTATTTATCTGGTTGACCAACAATTCTCAAAATGTTATAATTGTGGCTTACAAACAAACAGGAGCCAGCAATGGGATATCGTGTGGTTGACACCCAAGACGTCATGCGTGACCGATACAGTGCTCGCAAGGGCCTGGAAGGGCCATTCAACTTCTCAGGTCGTGTGTTGTATTATGACAACAAGGCGGGCCAGTACTACGATCCCACCACCGATTTCTATGTGGAGCAGGCAGAAATGGACGAAATAAATACTCGTTTCTTTGAAGCTTTCAAAAAGTAACACTTTTGTAGCACTTGACCGATAATTCCCAAAATGCTATAATAATGGCATACAACGCAAAAGAGGGCAGATTATGAAGGTAAAACTTTTTGTTACAGGTAGTCAAAATTACATGTATTTCAAAAATAAACTGCCTACCAGACGTTGGGATTACTGTGAGACGCCCCGCACTGTGACCATCGTCCCAGATCCGGTCAACGTCTATCAAGACGGTGAGTATGGTTTTGTCACAGTTTTTGGTCGTAAGATTTTTGTCAAATGTGACGGAAATCATTGGGAAATTGTTGGCGCTGAGAAATCCAAAAGTAACACTTTTGTAGCACTTGACCAATAATTGCCAAAATGCTATAATAACCACATACAAAGCAAAAAGGAGCCACTATGCAGATCGCAACAGCAGTCAAACAAATACAAAAAGAAGCAGAGTTCCAGGGCATGGGCCTGTTGGAAGTTTTACAAGACATCAAACAACATGGTCGCATGATCTACAGTGAGCGCACAATGGAAGCATTTGTTGTTTTTGTGCAACAAGGGCAAGAACTGTTTGCCCCGGTTGACCAATAATCCATTGTTTGCTATAATAGAGACATAAACAGTAAACAACCGCATTTCAAAGGAGCCAACAATGAGTGCAATTCGAGTTATCAAAGGTGTGTATCGCAACAAACCCGTTCGCAATATCGCTTTCAATCTTGTGTCCGGTTATCAGACGGGCGCCAAAGGTAATTTTGTGACAGTAGAAAACAATGGGACCTTTCCTGATTGTCCCGACACCATCCGTATCCGAGTCAACAACATCAAAGACATCGAGTATGTCAATGGAGAAGCAGTGAGTAATGACAACACCGTGGCCTTTGTTGCCGCACAAACTGAAACTGAAACCGAAGATCAAATTATGACTCGCATCCGCGAGCGTTTTGACATTCTTAACGACATGACCAAAGCCTGTGTGAACGGTGACATCCGTGCCATGATTGTGTCAGGTCCTCCTGGAGTGGGCAAGAGCTTTGGCGTCGAGCGTGAAATCGAAAAGGCCACACTGTTTGACAAATTGGCAGGCAAGCGCCTTCGTGCCGAAGTTGTGAAAGGTAGTGCCACGCCCATTGGCTTGTATCAAACTCTGTACAAGTATTCAGATGCCAATTGTGTGTTGGTGTTTGATGACTGTGACAGTATTTTGCTGGACGACGTGGCCCTGAACTTGTTGAAGGGTGCATTAGACTCCGGCAAGAAACGTACTATTTCATGGTTGTCAGAGTCAAGTGCTCTGCGCCGCGAAGGCATTCCTGATCGTTTCGAGTTCAAAGGTTCGGTGATCTTTATCACCAACTTGAAGTTTGACACTATGAAGAGTCAAAAATTGCGTGATCACTTGGATGCACTGCAATCACGCTGTCACTATCTTGACTTGACACTGGA